TGGACGGCATGTCTTCGTCGCGGCAAATTTCCCGAAGGCTTTCACCTAAGCCGAGACGAACGCAGATCGCCGTGGTGATCTCCACGCTGTAATCTGACGGTCGGCCGCTCATCCCCATCCCCTCAAAACAAAACCGGGTCAGAACTTGCCGGCGATATCGTCGAGCAGGGAGTGGCAGGCGCGGAGAATTGATTCGGATTCGGAGAGTTGGCTGCGGAGACCATGCGGCTCCGGTTTAGTCTCGTTGCCACAAGCGCCGCTACCCTCGATCTTGTCGCGAAGGCTACCCAGCTTGCCGTGAAGCGCTTGCAGGCCGTTGGTAATGCCGCCTGCGCGTTCGATCATGCCAAGTTCAGGCACCGGCTGGCTGGTGGGTCCAAGCTGGATGCCAACATGTGAAGCCGTCGTATTCATATCCTATCCCTCAAAACAAAACCCCGCCTGTCGGGGCGGGGTGTGTGAACTGGTGCCCTAGCGAGGAATCGAACCCCGGACAATCTGCTTACAAGGCAGCCGCTCTACCAACTGAGCTACACGGGCTGGAATCAAAACGCCCGGCGGGCGGTTAAGCCTCCGGGCGCAATTCGTCATTTGCATTACTGACGACTAGAACTGATTTGCAACCTCGGGTCAATCCCAAAGTGAACTACCAGCTTGTCCAGACCCAGCTTTAGCAACCTCCGCGTATCGAAGTCGTCGATCTTCCGATCATGGATGACGTGGTGCGCGATTGCCTTCTGCAATCTGACAGGGCCGCAGGATTCAAATGCAGCGTCATAGGCGCGCTTAATCGCTCGGGCAGTATCATCCGCCATCCCGGCCCCATGGCCGAATCCAGCGGCCCCTAAATCAATCGCAGAGGGGTTTGGATTAGGTGCGAGAATCGCCGCCCGATATCTGGCAGCCAATCGAGCATATTCCTTGCCTGCCTCGAACTGTGCCGGCGTGATCCAGCCGTTCAGCATCAACCGGCCAAACTCGGATTCCGCTTCCTGCATTTCTCGAAACCTTGCTGGCACCACCATGCGATGCGGTTGCGCCGCAATCTGCGCTCGTGGATTTTCATAGGTGCGCTGCACCCGCCCGTTGCGTTCTCGCTTGCCGATCTTGCGCGGTCGTCCGACCATGATGGAAATTGCCCCTTTGCGAATTGATAGCCACTCCCGCGACCAACGGATGCCGGGTCGGGTCACGCTGGCCTGCCTGGGTTGGTATCGCTCATAGTGTCGTCAGTATCGCCCCCTAAAGGGGGCAGATACCAAACGACACTAGTTTGAGCCGGTGTCGCGATACTAAAAAAGATACTAACGATACTAGTGGAACTCGACCTCATGCGAGCCTCCAAAGCTTCCTGTTATCGTCGCCATCATCGGCACGAACGACCAGTTCCTTGTCGTTCAAAGTCTCAAGGGCGCGCATGATTGACGTGTTGTGCGCCCCGGTCATGAGCGCCAGCCGTGTCAGGCCAAGCGCCTCGCCAGCATCTTTCAATGCCTTGATGATCGCTCTTTCGATCTTCCCCAGCCGCTCAGTCTGCGCCGTTCCATCTGGTTCGGCTGATCCGGTTTCTTCGCTAAGATTCAGGATCAGGGTAGATTGTTCGGTGTTGTTCTGTTCGAAGTGGATTTTGACTGCGGTGAGATTGATGGTTTTAAATTCGTCGCAATCTTTCTGCTTACCCTTCGGCGCTTCGTTGATCAGTTCGATGCCGGTTGTTTTGCGACGCACATGGATGACGGTATCCGCCGCGTTGCGGAGGCCTTCGTTGCCGAGTTCGTTCTTGTCGGTGTCCTTGCCGCCGTGGTGAACCACCATCAGATGGGCGCCAGTGGTCTGCCTGATTTTCTCGCAGGCATCCACGAAAGCGTTCATGTCGGCCGGCTGGTTCGGATTGCCGCCGCCGAATGTCCGGCTGAGCGTATCGACCACGATCATGGCAATCGGCCGCGCCTGGTAATCGAGCGCCTGCAATAGCGCCGAAATGTCCTCATCCTTGGAGAACGTCAGCGCGTGCGGGATAATCTGGAAGTCTGGTTCCGGCAGATCGCGGCCCCGCGTCTTGATCCAGCCTAGAGCTCGTGATCCAAGTCCCCTTGCACCTTCCGCAGCCATATAGACAACGCGACCTTGTTTGACGGGCTTGCCGTGCCAATCCAGCCCAGTTGCCACGCAGAGGCCCTGATCCAGCGCCGCGAAGCTTTTAAGTGATCCTGAGCGCCCCCAGACCATAGAGAGGCCGTTGACCGTGATAATGCCATCGATCAGCCATTCAGGTGGCGGCAGGGTGGATAGTTCGCTGATCGACAGGAGCCGCACACGGGGCTTCGGAGCGGCGGCAATGGCGGTTGCCGATGCAATCAATTCCTGAGCGTCCCGGCCCTCCGCAACACAATCCGCTGCGTCCCATTTGGCAGGTGCCTCGGCCGGCGGCGTGACTCCAAGGATCTGGCATCCGAGCGCAGCAAGGCGTTCCGAGACGTTCTTGGCGTACTGGAATCCGGGCTCGTCGTTATCCGGCCAGATGATGACCTTCTTGCCGGCGAGAGGCGACCAGTCCGTCTTGTCGATCGGTGCATGGGCTCCCTGCATCGCGGAAGTGGCCGCAATGCCGAGCTTGATCAGGGCATCGGCGCACCCCTCGCCTTCGCACAGCACCACCTCAGAGGCCGTGGCGATTTCTGGCAGATGATAAAGCGGTCGCAGATCAGGTGCGCCCATAACCCACTTGGTCACGCCTTCCTGGGTGCGGTGACAGTATGGCCGGAACGTCTTGGATGCGCGAGTGCCGTCCGGCTCGTACCGCACCACAGAGGCGATGACATTGCCGCGAAGATCGAAGTAGGTATAGGTCGCGACGGGCGCACCAAGCTCGACCAGATCGGCGCGCGGCTTGGTGCCAAGCTCCGCTTTCTTCTGTGCGATATATTCAACCGGCGTCGGTTGCCACGGCGCGCGCTCGATCTCGATTGGATCATTGAAAAAGTCCTTGGCGATTTCCTTAAGCGACAGGACAAAGTTCGAGTTGTCCCGATAGCCACGGAACGCGCGGTAGAGCCCAATCAGATCGCCGCCCTCGTCCGTGGCGTGATCCTTCCAGAGGCCAGCATCGGGGCCGCTCAGATGGATCGAAAGCGAAGCGCCCGGCGTGCCGTAAACATCGCCAACGCGCGCCTCGCTCTTGTTAATGAAAGCCCGGCCCGAGAACAACCATTCGACAAACGAACGCGCATCGGCATGTAGACGCTCGCGAATATCATCCGCGTCCACTTGCCTCTGTCCAGTGTCCCCCTGGCGCTTGGCGGTATTGAAGTCGAGTATTTGCCCCGTCACTTCGTCGATCCGATCTCCCTATGGCTACGCAATACAAATGCCTGTGTTAATCCTGAGCCCAGCACCGCTCCTTGTGACTGCACATCTTGCAGCGCCAATCGGTCGGCTTGTCGGTGATCCGCCCGAGCAATTCGCCGGCCTGCGTCGCGCGGATGACTGTCACGGCGCGGTCGGACCACGACTGCGCGGCCTCCGCGTTGAACGGCACCGCGATATGCAGAATTTCGCAGTTGTCGGAATTGACGGCGGTGAACAGCGCCGGGTTCTCGTCGAGGCCGAGATAGGCCATGTAGATTTGGACTTGAGCGTAATACTGCGGATAGGCTTTCTCGATGCCGTCCTTTTCGAGCTTGCGCCAGCCGGATGCTCCAATGGCTTTGTGCTCCCATAGGCAGGGATAGGCCAAACCATCAATTGCTGGCCCAGCCATAATAATCCCGTCGCAATGCCCCTTGAACAGGCCATCAGCGGCGCTAAATCCGGTAGCCGGAGTTCCACGCTCCATGCGGAAGCCGGCGCCGGCCATCGCCTTTACGGTGATTTCCTCGAACATGTGTCCACGCGAGAAAATTCGCTTGGTGCGTGCCGGGTGTGTCGAGTCGCATTGCCAATCGTATTGAACCTTGCGAAGGCATTCCGAGCCGATGCCAGACGCACCGAGATATGTCCGGCGTTCTTCCCGTTGTTCGGTAAGAGCGGCCTTGTCTAGCGCCGCATTGACGGCGGTGTTCACGTCGGATGATGACAAGTTTGAGCGGTTGAGGTCGAGCATCAGAAAGGCACCTCGTCGTTTAGTTCATCGCGTGACATCAACGGCCCGCCGCTCATGGCCGATGCTTCGCGTTCCATCTGTGGCTGAGAAAGGCGCTGCACGATCTTGTCGGTTGCGCCTTCATCACGGGCAGCAAGTGCGCCATCGACCAACCTGTGAATCTGCCACGCAAACGAAATGATCTGATCCTTCGACCAGTCTCCAACCGGCTTTGACCAGTCAACTTCGTTCATGGACCCGAGCGCCGGGAGGATCGAGGAAACGGCCCCTGCTTCCCATGGTTCAGCCCCGCGATAAGACATCGCGCGGATCGCAGTGTCGTAACCGATGCCTTCAGCCACGGCCTGTTCAGCCTTCGTCTTGATCCATGCAAAGATCGCGGCGGCAGCAATCCATCCCCATTCGAGTTCCGACAGCGACGACACCATGGCGCGGCCATTGATGCCCTCGCCGCCGACAACCTCGCGGCAAGCATCGATCGCGGCACGAGTGGCTTTGGCTTGCCACTCGCCCTCGATCTCGCTGAATTTGCGAGCTGCCTGTGCCATCAGGAAGCCCAGGACGGCTTGCCGGGGGCCGTGGCGGATGCTGCCTGCTGAGCCACAACGCCAATCGGCGCCATGTTATGTTGCTTGGCTACTTGTTCCACCTTGACCCAAGCCTTGCGATCCGGCGTCACGGCTGCATCAAGGGTGTTCTTGTCCTTGTAGCCCGAGCCTTCCTTGGCCTTCTCGATGCCGATCTTGGCAACGAAACGCATCCCATCGAAGTCGCCCCAGGAGTTGACCCGGCGCGCTGCCTTGGCCGCATCTGATTCGTCGTCCGGCCGAATGCCCTTTGCGCTTTCGAGAATGCCACGCAGACGAGAAGCCGAGATTTCCGCTGCCTTGGCGTGGCCTTCCGTCGTGCCCTCGACAGTGAAAAGCGACCAGAACTTACGCTTCGCGAACGGTCCTTCGACCACGGTGAACTCGCAGTCCATCGCCTGACTGTCGCCGTTCTTCGAACGCTTGAGCCAGCCGCCCTCACCGGCATTGCCGGGGCGGACAGTCATATGAACGACGGCGATTGTGCCATCCGCAATGAGCCCGCCTTCACGCTGTTCCTGCGCATTGTTAAAATCGAAAGCCATGTTGGTTCTCCTTTAGGCTGCTTCTGTGGTGGTGGTTGAGGTGGGTTGAGGAATGGTGTGATCGACGGCGCGGCGCTGTCCCTTCCCGGTCAACTTGGCGAGCCACTTGCCAAGATGCGGTTCTTCGATCTGTTCGAGGCGTCCGGAACGGTCCTTCGCTGGATAACTCCAAGCGTTTGGCTGGGTGCAGACCAGCGCGCGAACCGGATTGCCGTCACCGAAATCGACAAACTGCATTGTGGCGATCTGATCGACGATACCGGGCAATTCCTTGCCGGTCTTGCCCCCTTCGATCTGCAACTGCCACGACGTGACGTTGAACTCATCCTTGAGGTTTTCGAGGATGCCGACAAAGATGACGTTCTTGCCACGCGTGTGCTGCAAGTGGGTCAGCCATCCGATCATTTCCCGGCCCATCAGGCCGTAAGTTCCGCGAACATCCTTCTTGCCCCGATCATTGAAGCTTTCGGGCTGCTGTTCGCACCACTTGAAACACAGGCGGCCGGCCACGGTGATCGAGTCAATGAAGTAGGTCTGATACTTCGCCAACGCGTCAGTGCCGCCCATCGATTCAGCGATGGCGTCATAGTGCGCTTGCGAAAATACTGCCGTGGCAGGCAGCGCCGGGTTCGGACCGCCGAGATAGCAGGCCAGATCGCGGCATTCCTCCCAGGTACGCGGCTGAAACGTGTCAATGCCAACGTCCTGCACCGCGAGGTCACCGGCTTCCAGATCGATGAACAACGTATTGTTCGGATCGAGAGTGCGAAGCAGTGTTGTTTTGCCGACGCCTGCTGGGCCGACGATGAGCGCTTTAACGCCCTTGTGCTGTGCCATCCGCTCGTCGGCGGAAATGATCTTAAGCTTGCGTTCCACGGGTTTCTCCTTTGCTGAGTTGAAAACTTGCGAGGTGGTTGGTGTTGAACAGGTGCGATTGCTTGCGATAGGCCGGCTTGAGCGCATCCCATTTCGTCAAATGCTCAAGTGCCTCATCGATCGATCTGGCAGATGCCCAAAGGTGTCCAAGCGCCAGAACCTTGTCGCGGAACGCCTTCTGGTCCGGCGCCAACGAGCCCTTGGCCGCCTTCATTTCGAGCCAGGCAATGCGGCCTTGAGGCAGGCAGATGAAAATGTCCGGGGTGCCACGGCGGACGCCCTCGGCCTTGAGCCGGGAGGCAACCGCGATGTGGCGCTTTTCGCCGTTCGGGACAGCGCGCGCTTCCAGTTCAGGACGCAGCGCAAAAGCCAGATAATCGAACAGTGCTACTTGCAAGCGGTGTTCCGGTGACGAGCGCTTCATTGGGTCACCTCCCCCCAAAGCGCCTTGACGCCGTCCGAGCACAGGCGTGCCAGTTGCGCGGTGTTTATCTCGACCCGCTCCAACGCCTGACCGCGCGCCATGCCGAGTTCTTCGAACGTCAGGTTCAGGATCGGCTTTCCGTCCTGCACTGTGAGGAATGCCAGTTTGGCGGTGCGGTCGGTCGTGATCATGCGGCGACCTCACGAGTGCGAGCGCCGATCACGATGGCCTTGGATTCCGTGTCGATCTTGTAGCCTTCGCCGTGAACGGTATGGATCGTGATGCCGAACGGCTTCAACTTCTGGCGAAGTCGGCAGATGATGACCGAGACAAGATTGCCGCTGCCGGTCGAATCCCAACGGCGCGCTGCGGCGAACAGGACCTCATTTGAGCGGAAGCCGCCTTGAGCGCCGATCAGCGACGTGAGCACGCGCTTTTCGCCGGGGCTCAAATTCCATTTTGCCGGGAAGCGCGCCGTTTCCGTGCAGCGCATGGCGTCACGGAGTTGGCGGTTTTCTTCTTCAAGAAATTCGACGCGCTCAGCGAGGTTCATTGTCAGCCCTCTCCCGTTCCAAAGCCTTGCGTTCGCGCCTCAGCCGCCACCATTCTCTCAACAGGCTTAGTAGCCGCATCGATGTCCCTCTTGAGCGCTAGGATTGCTGCACGCTCCGTCTCAATCTCTTGTTCAACGCGGTCACATACTTTGTTGTAGTGGCTGATCAGATTCCAACCGACCGACCACCTCGGCTCTTTTGCTTCCGAGCCGTTGATGAATTTCCTGATCCAGTCGGCCGACGTGCCAACGGTTTGCGCGACCTGCGCATAAGCAGCCATCCGAGAACCTGTCTGACGTTCCGCACGTTCGACCAGCGCATTCGCTGCCGATCTCGTGAGTGCCATTGTTGATGCTGCGTTACTCATTGGCGATTTTTCACCACTCTTTGGTTCCACTTGAACAATCCCTTCATGCATGTTGTCCGCATGAAGGACGCGACTAACGAACTCGATACCTTTCAACCGATCGGCCTGGCCGCCGCTCGGGTGTTAGAACTTGCAGAACAACAGAAAGTAGATCGCGACGGTGAAACCCACACCCGTCGCACAGATCAGGAGAACACCCGCGACAACGGCAGCGATATCGATCAGCGCCGAGCAGCAACGGGATAGGAATGATGGATTGCGCGAAGCCCCATCGCGCATGTCGAGACGCGAGTGGCCGGACGTTGCCCCGTAGGCCACTCGCGTGCTCTCGTTGGTGAATTGGATCAACATGATGCGCCCCGCTGTGTAATCACTTCGTCGGCAAGCTGACGAACCCAAGCCACCAGATCGACGCGGCTGATATCGACCGGCGCGCAATCATCGAGCGGCGGCAGCAGATCGGCAGACGGACACGATGGAACGGCGTGCCATTCGTCGGGACGCTCACCGAGCGTGTCGAACGGATTGGCAAGACAGGAATAAACAACGCCAGCGCTGTCCGGCGAGTTGGCGCGTGGTGGGAGGCTTGAGTTTGCACGCGCAACGGTCATGTGCCCGCCCCCGCTTCCGTGGTGGTGGGGCGCTTTTCGGCTTCCAACGCTTGGCGTTGTGCGGCACGATCAGCCAGATATCGAATCCGCAAATGGCGAGGGATAACCGAATGAATGACGCGCGCCTTCAAGACTTGGTAAGCCGGATAAGCGGGCTCGATATTGCCTTGAAGCACGCCTGCAAGCGGATCGCCGTACTCAACAGAGACGCCGCTCGTATCGAGATCGAAACGGCCCGCGACAACGCGATTGACGAACTCAAGAATTCCGATATCGCCGCAGAATTTGAGATGCGTCACGCGGAGGTCACCCGCCCCGCAATCGAGGCCATCGAAACCGCTTTCGTTTCTATTCTTCGCGATCTTGAGAGGGATTGAATTGCCAGTGCGGATGCTCCGCAGTTCGGAGCCGATCAACCAGCATTCCGATGCAGGGAATGGGATCATGATGCGGCTCGCTGGTCGGAGGCATCACGCGCGAGGCTGTTCAGCAGTTTCAGCGCCGGACCGCGTGGCGTTTGCCCGTTCTCCCAATTGGAGACGGTGCTTTGATCCACGCCGACAGCTTCACCGAGTTGTTCTTGGGTGAGGCCGAGTTTTGCCCGAAGGGACTTGATGTCGATTGCGTCCTGCATTTCGCGATTATGAGAAAGTCATAGTTCGATGTCAATGACTTTCTCATAACCGATTATGGCAAACTCAGAGAATGGAATTGCATGAGCGATTGAAGAGAGCGCGCGAACACGCGAAGTTCGAAACGGTGACCGAGGCCGCCGAGGCTCTTGGTGTGCCCTATCCGACCTATGCCGGTCATGAGAACGGCACGTCCGGATTCCGCCGCGATAGCGCGACCCTTTATG